GTGGTACTTTCCCTGTGACTACCTCCGCCGACTGGACGGTTCCCCCTTCTGCTGTGCCAGCCGTGTATGGTTTGTTTACTACTCCCGGTTCTGGCACTCTTGATGGTAAAACTTCTTATCCTGCTTCGACTGGTTCGTCCTCCTTGCAAAAAGGCGAAAAAATTATTTTGTCTGACGGTTCTTCTGCACCTGGTCCTTTGTCTGGGATGGTTGGTTCTTCTCTTCCGTTTACTAGGAATGCTTGGGCGCCTATTAACTTATCTACTACTATTCCGTCCGCCGGCTCTGGTGATGATGTTGACGCCTCTTTTACTGTGAATGAGCTTCGTTTGGCGTTCGCGTATCAGCGCTTCCTCGAGTCTCTGGCGCGTAACGGTTCTCGCTATACTGAACTGTTGCTTGGCCTGTTTGGTGTTCGTAGCCCCGATGCTCGGCTGCAGCGGCCTGAGTATCTCGGTGGAAATAGAATTCCTATTTCCGTTTCTGAAGTTACCAACAACGCGCAGACTCCTGAAGACTATCTTGGCGACCTTGGCGCAAAATCCAATACTGGCGATGTTAACCATGATTTCATTAAGTCGTTCACAGAGCATGGTTACCTGTTTGGCTTGTTTGTCGTTCGGTATGATCACAGCTATTCACAAGGCATTGAGCGTTTCTGGACCCGAAAGAAATTTACCGATTTCTACAATCCGAAATTTGCCCATCTTGGCGAGACTGGCGTATATCAAGCTGAGATTATGGCCACGCCTGAAAATATGGCTGACCCGTCAAAAGTCTTCGGTTTTCAGGAAATTTGGGCTGACTATAGGTATAAGCCCAGTCTTGTTACCGGTGAAATGCGTCCCGGCGCGAATAACTCTCTCGCTCATTGGCATCTTGCCGACCATTACGCGACTGTACCTACTTTGTCTGATGGCTGGATTCGTGAAGATAAGTCTAACGTTGATCGCGTGCTCGCTGTGCAATCTTCTGTAGCGGATCAGTTTTGGTGTGATCTCTGGATTTCAAATATTTGCACAAGGCCTATGCCTATGTACTCTATTCCCGGTTTGCTTGATCATTTTTAAGCCCTTGGGGTGCCCCCTATGTAGGGCACCCCCTGTTTTTTTAGGCGCCTAAAACTACTAAATTGATAGGAGTTATTTTATGCATCCATTTTCTCGTTCCGCGCCCTCTGCTCCGTTGCATGGTGGAGCAGGTGGAAGTTTTGCTTCCACTCCTTGGTATCAGCCTTTAGCTGATTTTTTCCTTCCATCGCCTAAGGATGGTATTAAGTCATCTGCTAAGGACTGGCTTATGTCTGAGTTCAAATCTGGTGCCGATGATTTGTTAAGTAGCGCTAAAGATATTTTTTCCGGCAATCCTCCGTCTGGTCCGACTTTCTCTGAATTGACGGCTGATAAGGTCGGCTCTCAGCCTCAGTCCTTTGATTATCTTGACGCCCCTTGGGCTTCCGCCTATGGTATGTCAAAAGAAACTGCTTATTCGGAAGCTATGGAGAATACCGCTTATCGTCGTTCTGTTTCTGACATGCAGAAAGCTGGTTTGAATCCCGCCGTTATTTTTGGCGCTGGTCGTGGTTCTACCGCTGGCTCGCCTTCATACATCAGTTCGTTCAGTTCAGGCTCTTCTGGTTCTTCTGGCCGTGTTTCTCGTCGTGGCTCTGGTAGCGGTCGCTCAAATGGCAAGTTGTTTTCAGGCTCTGCCTACTCTATTATTTCTGCTCTTGGCGGTATTGTTGGCGCAGCTGCTACGCATTCAGCTGGTGGTTACTGGATTGGTACATCTCTCGCTCAAGGTGCCATGTCTGCTTTGAACGCGTTTTCTGGTGGTAGACGTTGATATTATTTGCCCGGCTTGGAATATAGCCGGGCTTTTCCTATGCCCGCAGGCATGGCAGCAACGGCATGCAGAAATTCGGATGCTTAAGTGTTCTCTTGCGGTACTTTCCGCACTTCTCAGCGTGTCGCACCCTTGACCAGCTCATGGCTTTTGCTTGCTTCCGGCGCGTGCTGCTGTGTTTGTTCTCCTGAGTGCTTCAATCGCGTCTTGATCACATTGTGCAGGCACTTTGTTTTTGTACTATCTTATCTCGCGTCTAGCGACGGTTTTCATTTCTGTCTTCTGAGTAAGCGGCCGCCCTGAAGGCGGCCGCAGCGACAGCCCCTTGAGGGGCGTAGGCGCAAGGGGTGACTACTTACCAGTTATATATTTTATTCTTCTTTTTTCTGGTTCCTTAATTGCGACACCCCGGATTTCCGGGTTCTCGGTGTCGTTTCCTCCATTTGGAGTTATAGACTTTTTAAGTCGTTAGCCGCGAAAGCGGTGGACACGTTTCTCTACTTGATTTATAATGTGTCCACTGACACCACAGTTTGCCCGGTGTCAGCTAAAAGAAATGCTTGACATTTCGATATATGTATGATATAGTTCTTGTAGGTGATTTTTGTGGCTTGTTTTCATCCTAATCATGTTGTTGTTCGTGATGGTCAGTTTCAGTTTCTCGGGAGTGCTGCTTATCTGAAATCTGATGATTTGTTTTATGATAATCCCGTTTCTTTTCATACTCTTGTGCCTTGTGGCCATTGCATGGGTTGTCGTCTTGACCGTTCCCGTGTTTGGGCTGATAGAATGCTTCTTGAACTGCGTGATAATGATTATAAGGCTCTTTTTGTCACTTTGACCTATAATGATGCTTCTTTGCCCCATGCTTGGCATGTTGGCTATAATTATTATGATGGTTTTTATGAAGATGTTGTTCCTCTTGCTCTTGATGATGATGAGGAATGGATCGCAGCCGCTGCTGGTGCTCCCGCGACTCTGTCTATCCGTGATACACAACTTTTTATGAAGCGTTTGCGTAAAGCTTTCAAAGATCGTCGTCTTCGGTTTTTCCTTGCGGGTGAATATGGCCCGAAGACGCATAGACCACATTATCATGCTATTATTTACGGTTTAACTCTTTCTGATTTCAAGGATTGCCGTATAAAGGATTTTAACAAGCTTGGTCAGCCTCGTTATATTTCCAAATCTTTTGAAAAGATTTGGGGAAACGGCTATTGTGTTCTTGCCCCTGTGAACTGGAATACATGCGCTTATGTTTCTAGGTATACCATGAAAAAGGTTTATAAAAGTGAAAATTCTCATGCGTATGCTTCTGACCAGCTCCCCCCGTTCTGCACTATGTCTCGTCGTCCTGGTATTGGTTTACTTCATGCCGATGAGCTTCTCAAAAAAGGTGATAAAGTTTTCATTCGTGATGTTGATCTTAACGGCAAAGAATGTACTCGTGAAGTTTACCTTGGTCGTGCTTTCATTCGTTCTGCTGCTCGTGAACACATGCAGTCTGTTTTTGATGCTGCTGATTTTGTTGACTCTGTCCAGACTTGTATTGATCAGCTCGTAGCTGAGCCTTGCACAAAATATGGAGATGAACTTGATGCTTTGTACCTTTGCCTCCGGGCTTTTCGCTCTCGTCTTGATGATGTTATAGATTTTGAGATACCCCCTTCTGTTCGTTTATGTTCGCGTCAAAATGAGCGTGCATATAATTCCATTCAGCGTAGCATTTCAAATTTGGCAGTGTTTGGAGGCTATTTGTTGGATTATTATCAAGGAAAGGAGTTGCATTTTCTACAACGTATTAAGTTACTGCCTGAAAGAGGTGATCTTTTTGAGCAAGCGGCGACCTGTTAACCCGTCTAAGGATAAAAAAATCTTTACCCGGACGGCAGCCAAGGTAAAATCTATTAATCTTGGTGTTAAAAATTTCAGAGGAGGTATAAGGCTTTGAAACTTTTTGTTGGTTTTGTTGATGATGATGGCATTGATGTTTTTGAGTCGGAAGGTGTTCTGCTTGACGACTATTTTGAAATGTTCTTTATTGTTGATCTTGATTTTGATTTTGAGGAGGATAAATAAATGCAAAATATGTATGTAATTCGTGATGAGGTTTCATATGAGACTGGTGATTTATTTTGTCTTGCAAACGACGCTGTTCTCTCTCGGAGTATGGCTTCTGTTGTTGCTTCCGTGGCGGATGCAGACGTTCTTTCTCGCATGCGTGATTCTGTTGTTTATCAGGTTGCAACCGTTTCTCCAGACATTGATGGATTTCCTATCGTCGAACCTTTGGCTCGACCTCGTCTCGCTCTTCGCGTGAGTGCTGTTATGAATGTAGGTGATTCTGATGCGGAATAAAGAAGCGCGCATTCCTAATATTTCTTCTATTCGCACCGCTTCTGGTTCTCCGATTCATAAAATTCTTGAACCTCGGTTTGATGGCGTTAATACGTGTCTTGTTGTTACCGGTGAAGAAAATATTCAAGACCGTATGGAAGCAGAGGCGCCATCCACCGATATCAATTATATGCTTCATCGGTTGTCTCTTGGTGATACGTCGGTTCTGTCTTCGAAGCGCCCTATGTATGGCGACTTTACCGGCCTTCCTTCTGACCCTATAGAAGCGTTGAATCTTGTTCATCAGAGCGAATTTGCATTTGCTCAGTTGTCTGTTGAGGATAAAGCAAAATACAACAACGACTGGCGTCGCTGGTTTGCTGATTTGCTGTCCGGCCGTGATGTTTCGAGTCAGACGTTACCTTCTGTTGAACCGAAGCCTTCCATTGATGAAAAAGGAGCTGCTGATGAAGTTGCAAAAGACTCTTGATACTTTTATTGATTACCGTTATTCTTTGCCTCTGGTCTGGGATGACATTGATGATACCCTTGACTGGTTTCATGATCTTTTTGAGGAGGATTGATTTATGAATCGCAACGTGGAATCGCATTTTGCACAGCTTCCTGCTGCTGAAATTCAGCGTTCTACATTTGACCGCTCTCATGGTTATAAAACTTCCTTTTGCGCCGGAGACATCATTCCTTTTATGGTCGATGAAGTGCTTCCCGGTGACAGTTTCAACATTTCCACTTCTAAAGTGGTTCGTTCTCAGACTATGCTTACTCCCATTATGGATAACATATTCTTGGACGTTTACTATTTTTTCGTTCCTAATCGCCTTGTCTGGAAGCACTGGCGTGAATTCTGCGGTGAAAACAGAGACGGCGCTTGGGCGCCTACCGTGGAATATACTATTCCGTCCATTGCTCCGCCTGCTGGCGGTTTTGCAAAAGGTACTATTGCCGACTATATGGGTCTTCCTACTGGCGTTGAATGGAAAGCCACTGACCCCCTTGCTCCGTCCGCTCTGCCTTTCCGTGGATATGCGTTAATATGCAATGAATTTTTCCGCGACGAGAACTTGACTGACCCGTTGTTGATTTCCCTTGATGATGCCAACCAGCAAGGCAGCAACGGTGATGATTATGCAAACGATGTAGCAAATGGTGGTAAACCTTTCAAGGCCGCCCGCATGCATGACTACTTCTCAAGCTGTCTTCCATCCAGTCAGAAAGGAAGCGCTGTTGGTATTCCTATCCATGTGCCCGGTTTTGCCGGTGGTACTTTCCCTGTGACTACCTCCGCCGACTGGACGGTTCCCCCTTCTGCTGTGCCAGCCGTGTATGGTTTGTTTACTACTCCCGGTTCTGGCACTCTTGATGGTAAAACTTCTTATCC